ATTTGGTGCTGCTCGTTCATATAAAATTTTATTGTTTTTCTTACCTAATACTTCTGCTATATTTTTTTCATACTCATTCTTCATAGCGATTTGGTCTTCTAAGAATGGGTTTAAAAACTCATTACGAAGTCTTAAGTAAAAATTTTTCCATACTATACCGTGTGGCTTACAGCGAAACCTATTAACACGATAAGAATAATATTGAAGTGCATGAGCTATCTCATGCAAGATTGTTAACCTTAGTTTATCATATTTATCACGAGTGTAAATCCCACCTATAAAGCGATCTTTATCAAAACTTGCATACTCGAATACTCGCTGAATCTCCCCCTCAGCATAAGTACGAGTACACCAATACATACCGATAGAAATCCCAGGACCGTCAGCATAGTAGCCACCACGAGAGTGGGTACGCTTCTCACTCCAATCAAGTTTTTTACCGCCTGATAGTTTAAACTTAGAGTATATTTCTTTTTGAGCCCAAGCTTCTACTTCATTTATAAAGTCCATAGAAAATTTGGTATACTCTGCTCTTTGGATTGGGTCCATTATCGCCTCTTACCTGTTGCTGAATCGTTTGCTTCTGCTGAAGAAAGTACAACTAGATTACCTTTGTTGTAGGCTTGTCCAATGTGAACTCCAGAGCCGCCATACCGTTTACTTCCACGGACAAAGCCATTACCTACACGATCAGAAGTAGGTGCGGTTTTGACGTCAGATTTATAGTTAGGTAATGAAGCTCTTGCTTTAGGTTTATTAGCAAGTTGTTGAGGATGAACTCCCATACGACGGAGCCAGTTGTCGTGATATTCTTGGCGCTGTGCTTTAGTCATAAAACCTCCTGTTATTTTTTATATAATAACAAAAGTTAGACCTTTAAGCAATAGTTAAGTAGGCTTGCCTGCTATCTCATAGAACTGTTCTTGTGTAATACACAAAGGAGGATACTGAATCCCAACAGTATTATATTCACTATTTACTTTAAGTTGTAACTCTGAGTAAAAATTATAGATTAACATTCTACATTCTTGTTCAGAATCAAAAGGTAGATTAGGAAAACCGTATAAGTTAACATTTTGGTCATTAGCCATTCCGATGAAAAATACTAGTACCCATTTCACAATCTTAGCTCCTCATAATCTCGTAGGCAATCTAAGTACCGACCATCAATGTCAGGCTTAAATAAAGCTGCTACGATATTACGAGCACGGGCAACTGCCTCCCAATTTTCGTCACAAAAGATAGCAACACGATTTCCGTGAGATGGATTAATATGATACTGTTTTGTATCATCTATCTGATAGTATGTCAAATCTTCGCAAATCTTACCAATCAAATTAGGATTAAATGAAAAAGTTGTATTCGGTTGTGCAAAGAGAGCAGCTAGGTAAAAAGTATCAGGCATGTCTTGATCCTCTACCCAATCCCATCTCTTTTGAGAGTAAAGTGTGTGAATTGATTGCATTAGGGTAATATTACCTAAACGATCAAGATCTCCCATTCGAAGTTGTACCTCAATGATATTTCCACCAATTGCTTCAACATTTACACAGCCAGTATACCCTTTTAAGTTTGACTCAATCCATACATGAGCTATTCTGTACTCAAAGTAGTGTTTATCTTTAGACATCAACTCCCAGTAGTCAAAAGCACCGTGCTGAAGTTTTTCACCACGAAAAACAAAAGCATCTTGTATCACCCCATCTAAAACTATAAAGTCAATAGATAAATGATCCCCCATATGATAACGTGACCAAAACAAGCTTGGATCTTTAATCTGTAAGTACTCTTGTTCATTGTGACAAACTTGTGACTTAACCGAGCCACCAAGCAAGTTGTAGATTGGTTTTACACAGACGGGATACTCTGTGGGCATAGTGCCTACAGGACCAAAAGGGATTCCCTGTGTCCAACAAATGTGCATCTTGTTATACACACGACGAAATTCTGTATGAAAACCCCAAGCTACTTCATCTGTTGTTGGGATGATAGTGTCATCATCATACAGATTGGCATAAAACTTAGGCATTTGTGAAATTGGGTTGTAGCTAGTCCAGGTCATAACTTACCTCCACAGTGAGGGCATAGTTTTTCATCAGTCATTTCACGAAGAAGATTTCTTAAACCTTTAGCTTCTTTGATTTCTTTTTTAAGCCAATCTTTACGGCGATCAGTTTTTGCTTTTTTAAGTTCCTCTTTTAAAGAGACTTTCATTCGTTCAAGTTTTTCTTCAAAAATTCCTTGAAATGCAGTAATAGGTCTTTTTTTAGTCATTTCTGTACCTCTGGTGACCAAAATGTTGTTCTCCCGTCATTTAACTTAATTCTTTCAACGGGATTTCCATAAATATCTTGTTTCTGGTTATAAACCATTACATGACCGCCACGAGCTTCAACTATCTCATTAGGATTGGAAGCAAAACGAGTATACTTGCCATGATTATTATATAAGTCAGAATAATTACGAATAGTAGCTCCTCCAGTTTCATAAGAAGCTGATAAAACTTTACAAACAGCGTAGTAAAGTTTTTCTAATTCGTTGTCAGAACAGGATTCGAGAAGCCGATCAGGTCTAAGACCTGCGAGAAAGAGTGACTCAGATTTGTAGATATTTCCAACTCCAGATATCTGAGACTGGTCCATAAGCCACTTAACCAAAGTCCATCGTGGTTTTGAACGAGCAATGTGTAGAAATGTGGATAAAGTACAAGGATTATTAAGCATATCAGGCCCAATAGAATCCAGTTTCTTCTGATGATCCTTATCATCAAAAACAAACTTAACAGTACCAAAATTGCGTTGATCATTGTAATATACCGCCGTATCATCATCAAAATATAACGCTAGTCTTGTATGTTTTGATGGTTGAAGTTTGAAGTTACCTGACATACCTAGAGTAGTATACATGTAACAAATAGGAAAGAGATCGCCGAACTCCCACCAAATAAATTTACCTTTATTAAATACACCTTTTACTGGAAGATGTTTTTCTTCTAGCGCGATATAAAAATTAGCAAACCCAGTAGGTAATGACTTAACATATCTACCAGAAATAAAGTTTATATTAACTAAAGACTTACCGCGTACAGCCCGATCTACTTGTCGAGCTGTACGAGTGCATTCTGGTCCTTCTGGCATTATGTTCCAGTACTCCCTAGAGGTTTACAAACCCACTCTACCGAGTCCCAGTTTCCATCAGCAGGAATTTCTGTATAAGCAGTCAACATTTTTTCACAGGATATCTTAGCTTGTGGAGGATCAAATCTTTGAACTTCTTGCGATAAGCAAGTTGATCCTAAACAAACTTGTAAATAAACTGCCCAAAGTAATTCCATGTTATCTCATCCGAAGAGTAGAGCCACGTGGAAAGCCCCAGATATCAATAGCTGGTACACGAATCATGCGTTCTTTAGTGTTCTTTTTATCAGGGTTCGGAATTGTTATCATAACATTCTTGCCTGCACGCCAAGCCTTCACTTTATTATTCCAATAAAGATCAGAACCGACGTAATCACGCCGACAAGCATTTAGAATTGAACGAGAAACGTTTGGGCGTTCGCCCTTAGATTGGTAGTTTTTACCGCTAGATCTTTTACCTTTAGCCATTTTGCTCTCCTTGCTGAAAATATAACTTAATATAGTATATTTTTAAGGAGAGAGCAACTAAACAGTAACAGTCATCAGAGCATAGTTAGATGAGATTGTAGAGTTTTGACGTAACTCAAGAAAAGAGGATATGAAATGTTGAGGTTCGTACATTTGTTCACATTTTGTACACTCAACTAAATCAAGCGGTTCTATTTTACCGTTTTGGAACCATACCTCTTCTTCTTGAGAACAAATAGGGCATTTACTTCTGGCTCTGTAAGTATACATTTTGAACTTTTTGGTAATATAAATCCATTGAATGATCGAAAGCACCATCAAAAGGCTGACCTTTAGCTAAGGCACGCAGGCGCCCTCTCCACTGATCTTTGAATCGTTGCCAAGGAGTCATTTTTCTAATATTGCCGTGATGATTTATATAAACTATCTCACCGCTGTGTCGAAAAATAATAGGTAAGGGAACCTTAGTAACAATGTCGTTATTGTTTACAAAACGCCAGTGTTTGATTCTATCATTTTTCATTTCTTTGACGAAGGCACCATTACCTACACGGGGGGAACCGAATGTATAGAGTTCGTGTGCGTCCAACCGACTAGCACATATGGTAGCTAATGCAGCTCCTAACGAATGCCCCGTACACGTAATTTTGTAACCATCGTCAAGTTTTTGTTCAGCAATCCACTGAACAATACCATTGTAGACTTTATCGATAGCTTGTGCAAATCCTAAATGAACTAAACCCTTTTCTCGTGCCTGTTTAGGCCAAGCTTTGAGATCAGCTAAAATATCTTTCAACTCTGTAGGCTCAGTTCCTCTAAATACGATAAAAATTTCATTTGCATTACTTTTGCGACAAGTAAAGGCTTGTGTACCGTCTACGTCAAACCAAGCCCATTCGTTATATCCAATGTCTTGTAGTAGTTTTCCAACTTCTTCTCTCGTTCTATAAATACCAAGAGCGAAGCCTGCTGCAAGAGCAGCTTTTTTATAATCTAAGTCCATGAGGGGAACTCCTTTTTATTTAATTTTGAAGACAGCTACCTGTGATGGTACTCCTTCTATATAGTATATTTTTTCAAGTTTTATCAACTCTTCTTTTTCAAGAGTCATAGTCGCGTGTTTTACTCCATTTGAGCCTTTGTGTTCATTATCTGATTCATGCCAATCGTCATAAAGTAATACAGTCGCACCAAGTTCAATTGCCATTTTTGTATCAGAAATTACTGATTCATAGCTATGACATCCATCTATAAATGCCATATCAAATTTTGTACCTTCTAACAGTGGTTTTGCAACTTTACTATCAGAAGCTAGAAATGTAAACCTATCTCCATAACGCTCTTTTACAGTTTCTGACGCTGCCAGAGTCGCTCCATGCTTGCAAATATCAACGGCAGTAAGCTTTACAGTTTGTTGCGGATGCCACTCTAACCACATCGAAGCAGAGCATCCAATATTAAATCCTATTTCAAGAATATGATTTATTTTATAAGTTTCATAAACACCTTCAATAATATGACGAAAGATTTCAGGGTCTTGTCCGTTACAACCCCAAAATCCTTCTCCTGATTTGTGCGTGTTTAGTATGTAGTTAAGCCAGCTCACTTAGATTTATTCTTTTTAAGAATAGCAGCTTGTAATGCTGGTGGAAGCTTACGTTGAGCGGGTGTTAATCCGTCATCTTTACGTTGCATCTTCGGCTTACCGCCACTCATCATTGGTGATTTCTTACTCATTATTTTTTCTCCTTTAACTCGCTTTTGTGATAAATTTTTACATCACTATAAGCGACATTTTCTCTTGTAACAACATTTGAAAAGGACAATTCAAAGTTATTTTTAAAATTAGTTAGTTCCTCTAAATTTGGCTCAGTGTGGTAACAACCTTTAAATGAGCCGTTCTCGCCTTCTAGTAAACAATATTTATAATTATTTTCTTCATCATAGACATAAGATAAATTTAAAGTATCAAAAGGAGATTCTTTTTGAACTTTAAAAAAAGTTGAAGTAACTGCTGGTTTCCATCCGATCAGAGAAACAAAAGACACAAAATTATCTTTATTATCTACTACTTCTTCTGTTAAACCCCTGTCTCTACACTTAAAATGACAATTAATGTTTTTTTCTTGGGTTGAAACTTCAAAAAAATTTGCACCAAAGTAGTTTCCATTAGTAAACTGCTTAAGTACTCCTATAATATAACCACTATCAGTTTTACATATAGCTTGAGCTAACAAAGGTTTATCTTTATTATAAAAATAAACCCACTGATCTTCTAGTTCTGTTGATCTAAGACTTGCCACGATTTCCTAAATCTTTTTTTCTGCCTTTATAAGGTCCTGATTTTCTTGCAATAAGCCCACGAGCTACAAGGCGAGCACGATTAGTAGACCCAATCGACTGACCCGCCTTGTGCTTGCGCAATAGTTCCGAAATGTTTATATTTGGTTTTTTGCGACTTTTAGTTTTTGGCATATCTTAACCTTTTTTAACGATGTTCCAAACACCCCAAATAAGGGCGCCCCACATGATTATATCCATGAGAGCGAAGCCACCCCAAATAACTGCAACTGCAGCACCTGCTACAACTACACCATTATGGGTAGAGTGTTCTGAAATACGATCTGTAATCCAGCTCATCCTCCGACTCCTTTCCTGTGCGCACGAGTTTTGGCAGCAATCTTTTTTGGTTGCTTAACAAACTGTTTACCAGCTTTTGTTCCTTTTCTCTTCGCACGATTTGTTGCTGCTTTTTCTCCAGGCGATAATGATGCCCATGCAGCTTTCGGAAGGTAGCGACCACGTTTTTTACGAGGCTTTGACTGCTCCTTCTCGTTTGAATATTGCCATTCTTGTCTAGTCCAATTGACTAATGATTGTTGTGTTGGTTTACGAGCCATATATTTGATCTCCAATTAAAGAAATAATGTTTTTAGCAAAATAAATGCTGTCATTTAAAGTCATATGATTAGCACAAGTAGCCTTATATAAAGGATTAGAACAAGATGTAGCATCGTCAATCTCTAAATCATCAAGGTATAAATTTTTTCCATTTTTAAAGTGGTAAGGATTCTGTTCTTTCGTACACCAATAAAAATGTAAAGTGTTTTGATTACATAAAGAATCCCAATTTTTCATATCTTTACTATTTAAAGAACTATCAGTATGAGTCCAATCACATCTTTTTTGTTCGTCATACCTAGAGTGACAAATTATAGTATAATCTCTTTTTAACTCTATAGTTTTACGAAATAATAAATAACTTAAAAATTCACTACCTGCAGAAAGACCGTAACTTGTTACATTTACTTCTAACAACTGACAAACTATATTCATCCAAGAAAATACAGTATTATCATGCCCAAAATCTTTACCAGAGTCTCTTAAAGCACCTAATTCAGCAAAACTATCACCAAAGACTAAAATAGTTTTATTAGTATTTTTAAACTGTGGTTGTAAAGTTACTTTGACCTCATAGGGATAGCCCTTAATATTTATTTTTTGTAACCTCCGCCCTTAGCTTTATATTCACGAGCTAACATTTGTGCTTTGCGAGCCGACCATTGACCTGGTGCTCCACCCTTACTTTCTCTCATAATCTTATTGAAGAGACGTTTACGAAGTGTGGGTTTAGTATAAACCCCAGCTTGATTAACTTTTGATTTAGTTTTCTTAGGTGCCATTAATAACTCCTCTTAACTCGTCCACGAAAAGGTGTCTTTGCAGCACACCAGTCTTCTGGGTGCATATTTCGAGGGCGTTTACCTGCAGGTTTAGAAACCATACGCCCTTGCGGTGTATAAAAAGCACACCAGTCTTGTTTTTCTCGGATTTTAACTGAGGTACTCATATTAGTCCAACGCTTTGTACCATCAGATGATTTTTTAAATTTTCTTACTGCCATGTTAACTCCACAAAAAAAAAGAGGGTATATTGATATACCCTCATTATACGCTACTGGTGTATAGTGTCAAAACAAAATTTTATAGTATAGACTTTAGCTCTGGGATATAATCAAGTATATTCCTATTCCAAATTGTGTCTAAACCTCTGGTATAAGAAACTAATTCAGATTTAGCATCTATAAAATTAATAGTATTTAACAGATTAATAA